GTTCTGCCAAGACTCGTGCTGTACTTCCCATCGGTCTCAACCCCACCAACCGATCACCAACACTCACCATCTCCACTCCGGCCGGCACCTTACCTCCCCATCAACCTAAGGCTGATTCCTTCCGACATAACATCCCTGGCATGAAACTTTCTGGACTTCCACCAACCCGGCTCAGCGCTTCCTTCACTCGACCTCGATCAATTCCTTTTAGTGGCTCTCAACGCGGTATTCTTCCCGCTCCTCGCGAGGAGGCTCCAATTTCCGCCTACTTACCTCAGCTTCAAACTCGCACCAAGTATACCGGCGAGATTTGGGATTTTGAACAGTCTGGCCGATCCTCCTGCGACACTCTGATCCCACCCACTAAGATCTCTGGCGTGCGAAATGTCAATGCACCATATCCTGCTGGCCGTGATTGTCTCCTGCGAGCTCTCGAGGCTTCTTTCGACGTTGATCGCCAAATTTTGTGGACCACTCTCCTCGACCTCACTCCCGCTCATCTCCTTCACAAGGCTTATGTTGGTTCTGGTATGGACACTTACCACCTTCATCTTCTTTGCTTACACTACAACTGGTGTTGTGCTTTGAAGTTTCCCTGCGGCTCAACCAACCGCTACCAAGCTGTTGGAATGAAGTTCGAAGAGGCTGAACGCACTCAGCAGTTGGAGTGGACCCCCACTCTCCAAGGAGGACACTTTGAGCCAGTCGTTGGTCCTCATCCCGTTTTTGCTTTCAACTTCTCTTTTGCTCCCACGGATAATCTGCAACATGCTTCCGGAACAGGTTATGGACCTCGAGAGAAGTTCCTTAAAGAGGTCCTCCCATCATTCGACACAATCCCGGATTTTAAGTGGCGCTCTTGGACTCCAAGCCGTGATCGTGCTAAAGCTTTTTGGAACGCCTACCGTGCCCGTGAAGTTGGTATCATGTTTAAAGAAGGTTTTTGTGATCTCGAAGCCTCCCAACCCGCCGAAATCACCCGAGACCTTGAATCTTGGGATCCCCAACCTCTCCAACTGGCTGTCATTGAAGGTTTACCTGGTTCTGGCAAGTCTCGCCCCATCATCAACCGGCTTCAACAGAAATTACAACACCTCCATTTGGGCTTGTTCTCCTTTGGTTTTCCCCGAGTTTTCCTTCGCACTGAGACGGTCAAAAAATTCCCAGGCATTAAGAAATGGCAGAAAGACATGTTCCGCACTTGGGAACATGTGCTTGCAAACGATGCTATTCTAAGCATCATGGATGAGTTCACTCTATTTCCTCCAGGCTATTTTGATTTTCTCGCTTTCAACGTCCGACAACTCGGTTACCTCATCTTACTTGGCGATTGCACTCAAGGCAATTGGTCCCCTGAATCTGAACACGCTCGATCCCACTCCTCTTTAATGTCTCAACCAACTAATAAATCACTTTTCCATTCTTTCGTGTCTTCTTATCGTTATTACACTTTTCGCATGCCTCATAGATTAGCTCTTCCTTTCAACGTACATACCTTCTCCTCCACTCCCGGTTGGGTTGATTTTCAGTATCACATGCCTCCCGTCACATGCCGTTACCCTATCCTTTGTGCCTCTGACACCATCAAAGGTTCTTGCATTCGAGAAGGCTATGCGGCTTACACCTACACTGAAGTCCAAGGTGCAGAGTTCCCTGTCATTGTGTTTCGGCTCTCCAACACAACACTCAAAGCTTGTCCCCTTGAAAGCATTTGGACTGCCCTAACACGTTCCACCGATGGCATCATTATACAGTGTGACTTAGGCCCCTCTGAACTACCTCAACTTGCCAACCATCCTATCTTCGGACCTCTACTCGATTATTCCCCTGCTCGTAACTTGACCGACTTATTTGGCAACTATTTTAGTACTTCCGTTTCGTTGACTCTTCCTTTAACACTTAATCATTCTTCTGGCACCGGTATCACAAGACCATCTGAAGCCATTACATATTGGAGTAACTCCCGCTTAGACTATTTACCTGCTTCTTTTCGAGCCAACGCCCCCGTCATTTATGATTCCTTCGCTGATGACCCCTCTTTCAACGACCCCTCTTGCCCTGAAGATCGAATCAATACCCATCTCCCTGCGTCGTGTGATCCTAGAAACTATGCAGAGGAAGAGCCCGTTCTCCCGAGAGAGGATCGTGAATTGTTTTACAACGGAGAGATGAGTGCTCAGTTCATCGAGTACAACGCCCATGGAGCCCTACCTTCTCTCTCAACGCTGTTCCCAAAACAGACTGCTGCCAAAGATCCAACTCTTTTCTTGTCCGCCATCAAGACTCGCTTTGATTACGCCACGGAGGAGGAAAACTTGCGTGAATATGATCACAAATCCTGGCTTGGCCCCTTATTGTTTGAACGTTTCCGTCGCTTACTGCAACTACCTGACGAGTCCATCCCGTTTGATGAGGAACGTTATGTGCTCGCTCAGATTCAAACTATTGCTGTCAAACTCGATAAACCTATCAACACCATTTGGAACAACATTGACCGATCTGAACCCGAATGGCCCTCAAACTTTATGCATGCTTTCGTCAAATCTCAAGCCAAAGCCAAAGCTGAAACCTCTGCTCGCTCCTTCCGGTTGCATGAAGAAGACTCCGCGGACCCGCTCAAACCTCAAGCAAAACCTGGACAACCTCTTGTGACTTCTCCCGACATCAACATTTGGCGCTTTGGGGCTTGGACTCGCTATATGCGATCATTGCTCTACGACTTAATGCCACGACACATCTACATCCATGGAGGCAAGACCCTGAAAGCCATGGATTCCTGGTCGCGTGAATTCTCCAATGACAACGACGTTTCCACTTGCGATTTCACAAAATATGACATGAGTTGCAAGGCTGAGACTCTTTCCTTCGAGTTATCCCTCTTCTCCTTCTTTCAAATGGATCTTTACTTCCCTTCTGACGTCGCTGAATACTTTATGATTAAAACCAACATGTTCACTCAACTTGGCACTTCTGCCATCATGCGCTTCACTGGCGAGTTTGGTACATACGATTTCAACACTTGGTACAACATAGCTTACATGGCTTTCCGCTTTCAACTTTCTGAAACTACCACTTTTGGCTGTGCTTTTTCTGGCGATGATTCTCTTTTCTTCGGACGCTTGCGGGAACGCGATGATTGGCCTCGTTATGAACGAAATTTTGCTTTAGTTGGCAAGTATTATTACGGACCCTCCAAGGACTTTTGTGGCTGGTGGCTTCTACCTTGTGGCGTTGTGCGCAACCCCATCCTTTTAGCCCTTAAAATAATGTATCACCAAGGTCGTAATCATCTCTCAGCTTGCTTAGACTCTTATTTCCTCGAGGCACTTTTCGCCTATAACTGCGGCGATCATCTTTTTTCTCATGTCCCTCCTCTTGCTCTTGAGGCTCAACATTGGGTCATTGATTTTTGTTTTCGTCACTCTAACTTGGTTCCTCATTTATCACTCATTTCCGGTTCAGCCTACACCATCTCCTCCGACTCCTCTAGTCTAACCATTCGCATCCTTAAGATGCTTATGCCTCGTCTTTCTATTCTTTCTTTTTCAACTCTCTCTTTAATAGTTTAGTTTATAT